AAAACCTGCTTTGCGTGCAGCTTTAAACATTTCGTGTTTAGCAATATAAAACACTTCTAGCTTAGATAAAGGGTCAGGTGATTTACGCACCTTGCGCCTATTAATTTTTCTACGCTTACGTGTAGTTGCCATAATTAAAATTATCGCTTACTGATTAAGACAAAAAGATCATCGACACGCTGTTCAAGTCGAGTTATTTGATCCTTGATACTAGAGCCACCATTAGGGCGCAACTCATTTAACCAGCCTTTAACTAAAAAACGTAATCCTACTAGCCCGCCTGATAGCACGGCCATAACGCCAGCGCCAAAGCCAGCCCACTCTGTAGGTGTCATTTGACATCGGCACCGATGCCATAGGCGTTATCGGATTTATCTAAAGCCCTAACCGCTGGGCCTGCTAAAGCTGAGATAACTACAGCTACAACAGGATCTAATCCCAGTTCATTACTTGCTAAGAATGTTAAGAATGAAACCAATACGCCACGTGCGTATGATTTTAGTACAGCTTGTTGCTTCTTGCTTATCTTCATATCTTGCCCCCTATTAGTGGTATATCGAACGCTGTGCCATTTAAATCGCCTAACTTTGTAAAACTAATATGTATGTGTCGCTTGTGGGGATTAATGCCCTTGTATTTGCGCCATTTCCAATTCAATATTTTTGAGCATATTCGCTCGTTATAGATGACGTATGATATGCGTGGATCCGATTTGGCTGCGATTCTGATCTGGTCAGCCAAATAAGGTGCGAGGCTGTCGGATGACTCCAACCTAGAATTAAGATCAAGACCTCGTACCCACCCGAACTGGTCTGGATTATGATCCGATTTTCTGGCGGAGTGACGACTATCGCCCAACCATCCTTCTGGACTTTTAACACACCTATCTGGAAACCACGTATCAACTTGATCTCTTAACTGGACACCAGCTGCGCATAACTTAGGATTCATTAGGCTGTTGGTTTGCCTAAACTAAGCCCTTCGGGAATTGGTTTGGTATATTCCCATTTGGCAATATAAGCAATACCATCACCATCATCTTGTAAATGTATTCCTAATTTCAAAAAATCATCTGATGGATTGATTTCAGGATATGCCTCAATTACTTTTTCCCATAGTTCCATATTATGCTCCTAAGTATTGCACGCTAAAATAACCTTCTGACCTTTGATATTGTAAATTTCCGCCAGAATTTTGATAAACTCTTATTCGAAGATAATCTCCTTCAGCATATGAGGCTATGGTTGTGAACAAATTAAATGTGCTTGATGCAGAAGAACCAGCACCATCATTACTTGTTGCGGGAACATTAACCCCAGCATTTTTAAAAAGAACAGATGACCTATATCCAGTTGCATTAGAAGCAAAAGGACAGGAATAAGTCACTAAATATTTGCCAGCCTTACCTACAGGGATTGTTATTCGGTCTGGATTTGTAGTGTTGTCGTGAAAACCATCTGTATCAATTATCTCAGAAGTCCATTCAACAAAGGTCGTAGTGTTATTGGCAACTGTTAAATCTGATGCGTTTTTAATAACACAACCAACAAATGTCGAACCACCACCAGCAGGTGCAGCCCATTTTAATCCTGTTGCCTCTGCACTATCGGCAGTTAAAACATAAGTATTAGTTCCAGCCGTTAATTTACTAAAAGTATCTGCGCCAGTTCCAACAATTAAATCACCCTTAGCGTCTATTGCAGTTGCCATTGAATTAGTAATTGTTACTGTTCCTGAAGTACCGCCACCTGAAATACCTACGCCAGCGGTTACGCCTTCAATATCACCTGTTGCACCAGATGCAACCCAAGCTGCGCCATCGTAATACCATAAACTATTAGTGTCTTTAGTAAATGCAAAATTACCTTCTGCTGGTGCTGTTACAGCTGCATCCCTAGCAGCGTTGCTAGCAAACACCCAAATACCTTGCATTAAGTAGCCATCAACATCGGCAGCGGTTAATACCTCGCCTGTTGTAAAGTCCTTAAATCCTAATCCTGCGGCCATTATTTCTCCTTAGTAACTCAGCACATTATAGTCTAAAGTGCCGTATATATTGTTATTTAGAATCAGGGCGTCTATTACTGGTTCTAAGGTAGTAAAGAAGACCCTAAAGCTGTTTGGCGTGATTGTGTTAGCCACCCCAAAGATTTGTAAAGTGCGATCAAGCGTGGAGCCACCTGGTTGAGTAGTAATCACCCTAATTGGATCAAAGAAATCTAGGGTTAGTGCAGCTAAAATGCCTGAATTGTAATTGCTTGTGTACAAATCTAGCTCGATACCATCGCACCTAACCTGGGTTTCAGCACGGCTGGCCACATAAGCTTGGGCATAATCCAGGGCTACGGCATCGGTCTGCATTAAAAGATCTTGCAGGTTATAGCTGTGAATGAAGTACTTGTCTATTGATGCTTGATTAATGGCTGTTTGTGGCGTGCCACCTGCACGGCTGATCTGCGCTGAATTGAATATCAAAGTATCATCTAGCTTCCACATAGCATTGGCATAAGGAATGCCAGTGCCGTTATCGTTAAAAGTAGTTATTGTGCCACCTATTGACCCAGCAGTTACCGATCTATCTTGAAAGACAAAGGATCCGTCGGTATCAACATATAGTGCGCCATATTCACTATCTGCCACGGTTTGCATAGCATTTAAAGATGTACGAGCAGTGCCTGGATCTGCTTGTAATGTAGTAAGCCCAGCATCAACATCACGCATACTAGGTGGCCAGTCAATTTGATCTAATATTTGATTAATCCGAGTGCCTGACAAATCACCAGCAGTAGCACCTGTAACTGTAGAAATCTGAGCGTTTTGTGCAAGTCTAAACGCATCTACAGCTTGTATGGTTGTATAGGCAACCTCTGTTGCATCCTTTGGCTGAGTATTTACATAACTTGTAATAAAGCCTGAGAATATACTGTAAGTGTTGCCCGCATATGTAGCACTTATTTGTACTTTCTTCATTGGCGTTAAATAAGGACTGTAAGGGCTTAATGGGTTAGTTGGGTTAAAGTCTCCGTTTTGATCTACTATGCGTAAACTTAATTGGCCTGTCTGAAATTGATCTACCAAAGCGTTACGGCCTCGGTTAGTTTGAATGTAGTTAATGCGATCTGATACATCTACAATAATGGCAGTTGAATCGGCTAATATGTTGGTGCCCAATATTCCAGTATCTAATATCATCGCTTGGGCAAAACTTGGCCCAGTTGAGAAATTAATTATGGCATTTATTGTAGGTACAGCCATTAGACAATAGACCCCGCTGGCAACAATTTATTACCTGACTTTAAGGCTACTCGAACAGTGTCTGTAATAAGCCCTTGTAATTCTTGATCTGAAACTATTGTGCCAGCATTTACATTTACAGTTACATCGCTATATTCACCACGTTGTACACCACCCATAGCAATAGGCATAGAAGGTGTAAATGCGCCACCACCGCTGCTAGGCACATTACTTAGGTTATCGCCACGCTCACCCGCTCTATATGCCACCCAGTCTGCCAATTTAGTCATATTTGACGCTGCCAAATATTGAGCATTAGTTAATTCTTTTAATGATTCTATTTCTTTTTGTCGCCAGTCGTAAGCATTTTCTGCTGCTAGATATTCTTGGGCTTTAGCTGCGTTGCCATCTAATATGGCTAACTTCTCAGCAATACGTAATTTGGTCTCTTCATCGGTGGCTTGGTTAAGTGCCAGCATTAAACCTATACGCTCTGTGTCATATTTTTTCTTTAAATCCTCTAAAGCGTTTTTCTCTTTGATTAAAGCATTTTCCGTAGTACGTAATTTAGCTGCATCTTTAATACGTTTTTGTTCGGCAATTTTAGCCGCCTCTGAAGATGATCCTGCTTGGCCAAATGGCGTGCCTGTAAAACTCTGCGCCTGACCACCCCTGTTCATTAGGTAATCTAAATAAGAACCGACTACAGGTATATTTTTAACATCAAAGACAAAACTTAACCCTGGGATTTGTTGTAGTTTAGCAATTAAGTTTGCTAAATCCACAATAGTACCTGCTATGCCAGCAGATAATTTTTCAAAATCGCCTGTTAGATTAGAGATGCTTTTATCTTTGCTAATAATTGTTAAGGCATCTAATAGGCCTTTGCCTATAGTTTCCTTTGCATTTTCAGCAGATACATTTATTAAATCTAATTTGCCAGCATAGGTGGTTAATCTTGCTTGTGCCTGACCTGCAAACTTCTTGTTTAACTCATCAAGTATTTTGTTCATATCACCACTCTTTAAAGTGGTCTTGTCTAAGCCCGCGCCTAATCTAGTTAATGCTGTGGTGTTGCCCGCATATCCTTTGCTTAATGCTGCGGCTACCTCAGTTAATGATTTACCTGTAGCTGCGCTAACGTTTAATGCTGTGTCTAAAGCTGCTTGGCTAAGGACTACTGATTCGGTAACGGTTAGTAATTGCTGAAATGCTGGCCGTAGTTGATCGTCAATAACGCCTGTAGTTTTTTGCAAGTTGGCTATATACATTTCTACAGCAGGTGCTGAGAATGCGTTGCCTGTATTCTTTAACTGTAACTCTAACGCTTTGGCTGCTGCTTCATCCGCTGCAAATGCTTTAACCGCATTCTTGCCATAATTAAATAATGCCCTGGCTCCAAAGACACCAGCAAATGTTTTGCCTAATGTTTTGACTTGTTGGTCAAATACAGTTATATCTTTTTTAGCCTTCTTTAGGGCTTTACCATTCCAGGTCGATTGCGCTGCTACATAAATATTGGCCATTATGCTGCCTTCTTAATAGTTGTCCTGCGTTTAAACTCTACGGTAGATCCATCAATAGCTTTAAGTATTGCTTCGTAAACTTTAATGCTATCTTGCGCCCAGGCTTTATATATCAAGCGACCTTGCATCTTGCGACCACCAACACCACGAGTACCAGGCACTCGCTTTGGTTTAGTAACTGGCTCTAATGCAGCTATAAACTGTTGGCTAGCAAATGGGTTATTAGATTTGTACTCTTCAAATGCTCGGCTTTTAGATGATCTCTTAGTGTATGTTCCACTTGCGCCTTTAGATGGTGTCATCTGAAAAGGTGCTCGGCCTTGTGGGTTCAAGCGGCCAGCAGTCTCATATATGGATCCTGGTCTGCTTACGTTATAAACATATTGGCTTACTTGCCAGCCATATTTGTTGGCTGTGTTTTTACCAGGGTTATATCCAATACCTGCCTTAACATCGCTAGCATTGTATTTTGGAAATGGCCTGTAGCTGATTGAGCTAGATATAGGTTTAGACCAACCAGATAATACTTGGGCATCGCTAGGCACAAAGCCTTTGGCTTTTTCTGCTACTTGTCGCATTAGTGGATCTATTGCTCTACTAACACGCAAGCGCAAATCCTCATCAAAAAAACTTAAACCGTTCAGGACATCTTTAACGCCTACGACTTCGACTGGCATTTCTGATCTCCTTAGCTCTATCGGTTAGGACTTGTACGATTGCTCGATACATTTCCGTATCCATATTTAAAAACTCGCTAGGCGGTATCCCAGTCTCTACTGCTAACTGCGCAATAGCGTAAGTAATAGAAGACCGCTCAACTATTTTTTTTCTTCGTCTAATACCTCAACGGTCTCTAGAGTGTCAATAAACTCAGATCCCCATAAAGGTATTTGTGCGCCAGCCCTGCGTAAGCATTCATAAGCAAGCCAGAATATTTCGGTTTGCCTTTCGTGCTCACGCAAGACTTTGCTGATACCTGATCCATACTTCAATTCGAAAGCGTACTCGACACCTGGAGTTATCTTGTGCTCGGATACTTCTCCATTAGCCCTTGTTATCTTTAGCTTTGCCATTATTACTCCTTAGTTAGAATGCCACTGATGGCGATACTGTTACTGCGGAGTTTATAGTAAATGTTACAGATGAGGTAGCGATCTCAGCCACGCCGCCTTGACCTAGTGGAGTTAGGTTATTTACCAAGATTGAGAATTGGTAAGTTGGGTTAGCTGCTGATACTGCTGTGCCTTTAACGGTAATCATTGAGACAGAAAGAGTCTGTCCAAATGCATCGTTAAGCGTTTGCATAACTTGGCTGGCTGCCCAGTCATTAATAAAATCAAGTGTTAAAGTGCCAGATTGTAGTCCAGCAACAAACTTGTGAGCTGTATCCATACTGTTACCACCGTTAGGCGGGTAAGTCATTTCTGCTTACCTCTGCATCTTTACCATTGATGCAGTTCAGACTATATCTTCACCCTATTTCTAGGGGTTGCACGTGTAGTCGTTACGGACTCTCTGCTTTCGCAGGTTGCCTCGGTATTAACCCTTTTTGTGGGGGCCTTCACCGATATAGTGCAATTCTTGTTGTCTGCTTACGCAGCAACTGGGCAATATTGGCTACCCATAGCTGTTACTTCTAACTCGTCTGCCACTTGGTTTATTACCGCATTGGTTACGTATGCGCTAATATCGATAGATGGCGTAGTTTTGGCCGCTGCTGTAGCCAATTTGACGCCAACATTGTTATTTAGATATATGGCCATTGTTACTCCTCATCTTTCTTTGTAGTTGTTTCTTTCTTTGGTGCGTCTTTAATTTGGCCTGTCTTTATCAGAAAGGCTAAATCTTCTGCCTGTGTGCTCATTTTAACTCCAGCTCGTTAGGATTGATACTGTTATTTCTGATGTTAATAAATCTCCACTAGCTGCGTTTGTAATAGCTGGAGCGGAGACACTTGATATGTTGAGCACCAG